AAGAAAGAAACGAGATTCTTTTTAGTGAGTTCGTTGTATTCTAAACTTTCTCTGGAGTGATGCAGAGAAAGCGAGCCAACAGGAAAGAAAAACACGAAGAAAGACGCTGCGGTAGTGCCTCTGAGAGATTTGTAGATTGAGAGCGAAGATAGTCTATCAGACAACATTTCAAGATTAAGCGGGTAAGAAATGCCGCCCATAACAATCACTGGAGACTCTGATCTACGATAATAGATGCTGCCATTATTAATATGTTTTAATACACCCCAAGTGTTGTTCTTTATCACCCAATCAAGAGTTTCCAAAGATTGGATGCCAGAAGAAACAAAAGGCGCGGAGGCGAACTTTAAAACTTTGTAACCAGCTTCGATGAACTTAGCAATGTCTTCGTTTTTTACAGCAACAGAAATTTCCACACCATTTGGCTCAGTGGTAGATTCTTCTGCGAGCTTGGTAAAGCGAGTGTCGCCGCTTTCATCCACATAAACAGAGATAATGATCTTTTCGCCATCTTTGCAGGAAACTACGGTAAATGAGTCGGTATAAGACAAGGGAGAGAAGCGGCCAATACCGAAACCGCCGATTGCGTTGTTGCTGCCGCGCTTGCTAGAGCGACCATACTTGGTGTAAAGGCCAAACAACTCTTCCTCAGACAAGCCGCTGCCAAAGTCACGCACCGAATAGGTAGGAGCAAGATACGTTGGAAAGCTGATCTTGATTGGAGTGGCAGAGTTTGCCGCGCCGTTAGCGTCAACAGCGTTAGCCCAAGTTTCGCGCACAGTGGCGAGAATGGTATCGGAATAATTGTTGCGGAGAAGAGACGAAATATAACGCATCTCGCTCGCATCAATGGTAGCGATTTCAGATTTGAAATCGTGAGACTCAACAACGTTTTTCTGGATGGATTTAATGATCATGTTAGCAATTTGTTTAGTAATTTAATCTGCAACCACTCTACCACACTTTTCTTATCCGTCAAGCGTTTTGAACAACTTTTTTTGAGTTTCTTTGAGAAAGTTCTAAAGCCTTGTTTTCAAGCCACTTAACTTGCGAAGAATTTTCGCAAATAACAGAAAGCACCGAATTTTTATCAGAAGTGTAGCTCGAAATCATAAACTCAGCGTGAAACTTGAACTGCTTCAAAAACTGATCTGAAACCTGCTCGTAAATGCCGTAAACTTCTGAGAGGTTTTTAGAGGAGAAAATTTGGTGTTTGGTGTTCATTTTTAATTGATTTTTAACCCGAATTTTGGGTCGTTTGCTTGCTGAATCATATTAACGTAATCGGCGAATTTTTCCAAATGAATCCACACTTTTCCATGCTGTTCAATCTCTTTGTCACTGAAACCTTGTGAGATCATGTTCATCATCTGATTTTTATTCAGCACTAAAAATTCAACAGTGTTCTTTCTGTAATTTGGACAAATGATCGAGTAAAGATGTTCAGTGTGAATTTCTGTGCCAACGTATTCTTTTTTGCTGACGGAATCTTCCAAGGGAATTGGTTCAGTTCTGAATCCGATCTTCTCTTTGAAAAGAAAGTCGGTGGTTCTCTTGGTTACTAGGTCTAATTCTGCTTGGAAATTCATGGTTGGTATCGTAAATTTAGTAGCTCGAAAATAGCTTTGTCTTTGCTTTTGAGTTCCACGTCAAAGAAAACGTCTTTGCCGTAGCTGTTAGGCTTGCCAGTTGGCATATCAGCGTGCTTGCGAGTACCGTCAACGCCTTCTGAGTAGTGAAACAAAGGAACAGTGTTCCAAGTGGAGTAAGCGAGGTTAAAGTCTTGTTCATCGGTGGTGCCAGCGTTGCAGAATTGACGATGAAGAGAGTCGTAGGTCACAGGAATTCCGCTGGTGAGGAAAAAATGTTTGCAGAGATTAGAGATGTTCCATGAGCCATTAACGTTGTCATTGACCTCAACAACTAAACGCGACTTTACGTTGTGTGGGAGCGTGTGATAATTGGCGAGAAAGCGTTTGGAAATTTCTTCGCAGTCACCATCTTGACGACAATGAATGTTGAGCGGTGAGCGGTAATCTTGGGGCAACTCAAGCAAGTCAAACAACTCAGCGTGAGAAATCAAATCGCGCACGCTGTTGCTGATTGCGTCAGGATTTTCGCTAGTGAGCGTAATGTATTCGGAAGGATGAGCGGAGATTCTAACGCCGCTAACTTTGATCTCGTTGGCGATTTTGTGCAAAGCGTCACGCATATCAGGCCAATCAGGTAAGTCTTGCAAACGAAGATTAACGCTAGGATGATTGATAACAGGCGTTAAGCTAGAGGACAAACGGTAGCCAGCAATGCCGTAGCTGTGGCAATGCTTAATGATCTGATGCGTAACGAAAAAGTTATTGAGAATGCGCCGACTAAGAATGCGAATAGCTTCGCTTCGATCTAAAGAGACGAAGCGAGTGAAAGTCATCGTCTCAAACTTGAAGCCTTTTTGTTCGGCAAGAATTTCAGATATGCAGCAAAGAGATAGTTTCATGTAAAAGAGCTAGATCAGAAAGCGTCTAGCTTGTCAATGGTTTTACTGGCCAAGGCTGAATTTTTGCAGTTCACTGATACGCAAGTTCAAACAGTCTGCTGGATAAAGATAAGGCTTGTGGGCAGGAGAAGATTCGTCCAGTTCTCCTTTTTTGCAGTTCAAAGATTGATTTAAAAATGATTTTTTATTCATGTAACCAAGAATGTAACCTTTAGAATAGTCTTTGAGAATACTGGTGAATAAGTAGTAATCGCACTTCTGTAAAGTATTGAACTGATAAACGGTGCAGTTGTAATGGGGCTTTGGCTTAACTGTTCTTTCTTTGGCTTTGATCTCAAAGCGTTTTCCTTTGTTTGACTTCCAATCAGAGTTGTAGTCTTCGTGAGAAATGATTTCGCCGCCAAGAGCTTCTTGAACCATTAGGTCAGAGATCATGGCGATTTTCCAGCCATCACCGTCTCGGATGGAGTTTTTTAATTTTGGCTTATCTTCCGCTAATTCTAATGCGGTTGCGACGAGCTGTGGATGGAGGTCTATTTCTATCATTTATTTGTCCTAAAAGCGTTCGTTTTTGGTTCTAACGTATATCTTATTTGCGATTTTTTAGTTCGTGTTTGAACCGTTAAGAAATTGAATCCCCACCATGCACCTAGAAGCATTTCTGCTTTCACGGATGAACCCGACTTTCAATGCAGGTAGGGAAATTGCACACAGCCATTATTGTCATTGATATAAATCAAGAGGACCACTGTGTATGTTAAATTATTTGAATAGATGTAGTTTTGCTTTATATAGCTACACTCCAGCGAGTTTCTTATTTACGCATAGGTTCCAACACGTTTAACATTTCCCCATAAACGTGCTGTTATGAACCTAGAGGCTTTTCGTTACTTCCATGCTTTTCCGCTGATGGTTAGACCCCATGCTCGTACCGAAGATGGAAACAACCTTCTACATTCCGAGCTGCTATTCAAAATTGGTTCCCCCTGCCACACAAGTCTTCCAGAACATTTCCAGAAGATGAATGCACTTGTGTGCGCTAATTCTTAAACGATGTAAAGAAACGTGAATCTTTTCAAGAGATCACCCAGTTTCGTAGCAACATGGAGCTTACTTTATAAACGCGAATACAGCGGTCTGCATAAACACAGAAGGGAAGATGTGAAAGAACAAAAGAGAACCTACTTATTTTACATTAGATGTCAAGTGTTTCTAATGACTTTTTTTAGAATTGTTCTCGCCGCCATTCATCGTATTTGATTTTAGCGGCATCAATAGCTGGGCAAATACCTTTTGCGCCGTTACTAAACTCAACCCACCGGTAGCAACCACGATTCTCAGTTTCCACACTCATGCCGATTTTAAATGGCATATTGAAACGTGTTTCATCGGTGTCATCAGGATGATTTTCAACAGTATAATAAGACACGGTATTTATGCTCGTGCCTCCAGCTTGAAGAAATCTTTCAAGCCATTCAAGACGCTCTTCGGCTTTCTCGGCGCGGACTTGCCACGCGGAGGCGGACTCGGCAACCATTCGTGCGCCGCGAATATACTCGGCCTCGCGTGCGTCACGTTGCTTCATTAACTCGGCTACTTTCTCTTCCGCTGTAATGAGGTTTTTACTATAGTTTGATGCGTACATAAATTTAAATAATATAAGGTCCACAATTCGCAAAATCATTAGGAGACATAACTTTTGGGTTAACTATATCTATAGCACCAAGAGAAAATACCCTATCATACGATTCGTTATGTATTTTCTTGCTATGTTCACGCACATAATCCCCCATCTCCATATGATTCATTTCTGATTTAACAGCTACGGCTTTAAAACAATCTCCTTTGATAATGTATTGAAACATAAATTTATTTGTTATTGAGTAGAAGGACCATATACACCAATTGGATATTTCTCTCTTACGATCTCGTAAATCTTTTTAACAGCATCTCTTTGATCATATCCTGCTTTATAAAGCATATCGGCAATTTCTTCAAATACTTTAGTGCGTTCAACATTATAACGCAACGACTCTAAAGTGTTGTCGAATACTTCTTTATTATATACAGGTTCCACTCTCGCTGCGTTTAATGCTCTTACAACAGCATCCATAATAGCATCGGGCGGATCATTTTCAAACGTGCCGCCAGTATTACAAGGAATTTGTTTGCCGATAAAGCGAAGATACTCTTCCAACTCTTCATACTTTTTTCTCCATTCCATAACTCTATCGGGTTCTCTCAACATTTGTCGTCCTCCCATTCGCCAATCGTGCGGAGAAAAGCTTCTGCGCGTTGGGCGGAGGTGGCCGTTTCCGGCCAACACCCTGCGACTGTGCAAATATTGCGCAAAATTGAGATATAACCCTGTTTGTCTCTAACACTGAGAGTGTTCTCCGCCGATTGCATAGCGTTCAAGTCGTGAATGAAGTCGGGGATGAACTGCGCGACAAGTCGCCCCAATTCGTGCGAGTATTCGCTACACTTCCATCCTGTCGCTTCAGCAATGGCGATTCTTTGTTGTTCAGCTTTCATTTGTTATCAACTAAAGCGGCAACAATCTTCTCTGCATTCTCTTGAATAGAAGGATAGCAAAGAGTATTAAACGAGTCACCGTGTTTCGCAACAAATTTATCCCAATCTTTCTTTTCTTCGGGAGATAGAGTAATTTTGGCAGGACGAGCCTCACATGCTTTACGGATAATATCAATGAGCTTATTTTCCATAAGACGAGCCGCCGCAGTAATTGCAGACTTCTCTGGATAAATTTGCTGACGAATAGAAGTGCATCCTTGTGTAATATGAATGAGCCAAAAGCCTTCACGGAGACCATCATAAGCGTATGGGTCATTTGCAGGAATGAACTTCTTGCCCACCTTACGGTAAAGCCGCTGGTCTTCTCTGGCGGCTGCACTTGCAGTTACCGGATCAGTCTGGAACTTATAGTTAAGTTCAGAACGAAGACGTTGGCATTCGTTCTGATAGTATTCTAAATCTTTATTCTTTTTCATTTTAAATCCTTTTCAATTTCAAAAGTGAATGGCTTAACCGGTTTCCCATTATCAAATCGTTTAATAAAAGTTTGCGCTTTTTTAGGCAGTGTGTATGTGTCCCATTCATGTACTTCGCGATGAAGTATTCGTTCAGCGCCAACATTCAACCCAATTTGGGTTGTCGGTTTAACTTCCCGTTTAAATGCAAGAGCTACGGGGCAATCATAACAACTCCCACGAAATCCTTCTTCAATATCTTTAAGAGTTACTTTGATTTTCATTTTAAATCCTTTTCAATTTCAAAAGCGAATGGTTTTACAGGTTTATCGTTATCAAATCGTTGAATAAATTTTTTTGCTTCTTTTGGTAGGTTGTATCTGTCCCATGATTTTCCATTAAAATTATGTACGTTTTTAGCGTTAACGGCAACGCCACAAGGAACTTTGTTTTTAAGTTTACGCTTAAAAGCAAGAGCGACTGGACAATAATAACAAGTTGATTTGAGTCCTTTGTCAATATCTTTTTGTGTTACTTGGATTATCATTTTGTCTTTCGCGCTTCAAATGACAATGGTTTTACTTTTTTACCTTCATCAAATCGTTTGATAAATTCTTTTGCTTTTTTGGGCAATTTATAATAACGACATTGTTGACCAATAGTAATAATTGATATATCTTCCTGATGAACTGCGACGCCGCGTTCAATATTCATTTTTCGTTTAACTGCCAAAGCAATAGGGCAGAAGTAGATATTTACGTCATGAGATCTACAACCAATATCAATATCTTCTTGAATTACTTTTATTTTCATTTTAAGTTACCTCCGTAATAATCAAAAGTCTTTTCCATAGCGTCCAAAGTTATAATGAGTTCACCCAACTCGTGTTTTTGATAATACTCGGTTTTCTTTTTCTTTTTGAGGTCTGCAATGTCTTCACGAAGGTATGCGATGGTTTGTTTTACGGAAGCGCGAACAATACCGTCAGCTGTATCTGGATCAATTTCTACTTTCATGTCTTTATTCTTTTTCATATTAATTCCAAGTTCTGTGTTTTTCAGCAATCCATTCGTCTCCATCATATTCTTTAATCGTCCATTCGACATCATCGGGAATCTCTACAACTTTAAGTCTAGCATAAGAACCGTTTGCAGCTTCACCCAGTTCTTCCACAATTTGTATTAGAATAGGATCGTTACGCTTAATGTCATCTTCATATTTAATCGCAGTACCAGCGCGTTCATTATAAAAGGCAAGAGCTTCTTTAGAAAGCCCAAAGCCACCGTGACAAGTGTTAATTACAATTTTCATTTTTAACAATCTCCGAGTAAGGAAGATAGTTTTGTGTCGTCACATTGGTCTTTGCGAATTGTTTGTTCAATGTCTTTAACCATCCGCCACGCGAATGCAGTTCACCAAGTTGGCCTGTCGCTTCACAAGTTTTGCCAGAAGCGGTCTCCGCAAAATGAATGGTGCCATCAAGATAATTACTAAACCGATCATTAATTTTCTGAAGTTCAGGATACTTTTTAGTATTTAAAAGAGAAACGTT